ATGATATTAGGTTGATCAGGGTTGCGATCAATGATAAGTCGGAAGTTTGCAAAGCTATTGAGGATATCCTCGTTCATTTTTGCAATGGTGTTGATCCGACCATCGCTAAGTTCATACAACTCCAGAAAAGAGTCCAACATTTCAGGACGGTTTTCTTGCATCCACATCCAGTTTTCAGTAAACTTTTCACTGTCAGACTGGATGCCTCTAAGTGCAGCAGGATATCCTTCTTTAATCTCCTGTGCAATCTGTTCTGGTGATTTAAATGCATTCTTGATTTTATCACCAATAGCAGCAATGCCTTTCTTTTGCTGAGTAAAGTAACGGGTAGATCCAACCAGTTGTTGAAGGAAATTAATCTTGTCCAGGATCTGCTCTTGAGCGTTTTCAATAGCAATAGAACCACGGTTAATACGAATACCTTCAGCAAGGTCAGCAACCTGACCAGCCATAGACGTTGCAGTATATGCCTGAGCACGTGCAACATCCATACCTTGAAATTCTTTTACCAAAGTATTGATACTGCCGAGGGCATCGATATAACCATCCTTTGCCAACACCTCAACACCAGCCTCATTCTTGTAGATCTGAGGATCCAGCATCCGACGCATGTCTTCAATAGTAGCAGTAGGATCAAACAACTCTAGGACAAGTTTATCACCAGCTTCTGCTACTTCGTCTGCAGATACAGCAAAGTCATCAGCAACCATGCCAACCTTATCAGCTTCTTTAAGCTGTTTAGTTAGACCAATGGTAATCTCTTCTACACCACCAGGTGTTTCAGCACCATACTTAAGAGCAGGACCGCTAATAAAGTTACCAAGACGACCGTGTACAGTACCTTTGTTACCTTGAATACGTGCAGCATCAATACTAGCACCGACAATACCAAAGTCATCTACAGTACGAAGACCGGTTTCGCGGAAGTCGTACATGTCATGTACACCTTTAATGGCGACATTAGGATCGTCTGTTTTACTTGAGTTGTAATAACCAAGCTCATCCAGTGCCTCATCTTGCTTAGCCTGGTATTCAAGCAAAGCTTCTTCAGGTACATCACTGGTAGGTTTGGGTTTATTAGCAGCAAGGTACTTAACAGCTTGATCGCTTTCACCAATAATCTTAGGCGCAGTTTTAAATACGTCCTTTACTTCACCAATAGCACTAACAAGTTTACCACTAAAATTAGCAAACGGGATCAAGAATCCCATCGCCAAATCTTCATTGATATTCTTTTGCCGTTTGATGTCTGGTGTATCTCCAGCAAGGGTAGCCCAGTTATCAGGAATAAAATCCCAAGTCTCAGGCCAGTTCTTTTTAAGCATTCCGAGCAGGTTGTCTTCTTCATACTCAGAAGCAACAGCACCCACAGCAACAGAAGCACCAGCTTCAATACCACGCTCACCAACAAACTTCATAAAAGCTGTGTTGCCAAGTCGGTTAATATTAGCACTAGCTCCAAGTTTAGTAACTGCTTTAGATTGCAACGCAGCCGCCCCACGCATACCAAGATTTTGTAAACCCATGGTAGGAAGAACAACAGACGATACACTCCGGACAGTCTGAGCTACTTTGTTTTCATATTTACTTGCCTTAGGAATGTCTGGAATAAAATCAGGAAGAACAAAATTAGCAAAGTCAACTGCTGTATCGACCACACCAGTAATAGCTGCGGCGTCAAGTTCAGCACCTTCTTTTCTAATTTGTTCTAAATCAATGTTACCTTGGGCATCTTTGTATGGGCTCGCATCCGTAGATGGAGCCGATGACTCTTGCGTAGGTGCGGTCGGGGCTGCCGTAGCAGCTGGTGCTAGGTCTTGCTCAAGCGCCATTTGCTCCTCTTGAGGGGCTGCTTCTCTCATCTCAATATGATCAATCATATCGTTAGAGAGTCTTGTCTGGCGCTCTTGCTCATCCAGCACATAATCCTCACCTATGTTAGAGTATTCTGTGGGATCTTTCATCTAATTAAAATCCTAGATTAGGAATAAACGTTCTATTAAGTTGCCTGCGCTGTTCTCTGACTTCTTCAGCAGGTCTTTCATAATCTGTCATAAAGGCGTCGGCTGCAGCTACAGGATCAGTGTAGGGAGTAGCAAGGTATGCAGGTCCTACATCGTCTTGTAGTGCAAAGTCAATTTGACCTTTCCAGTTTGTCTCCCAGTCAGGTACTGCCTGCTTCAACTTATCAAATCGATCAGCATGATGCTGGAATAAACCTCCAGAAGTGCCGTTATCGCCAACTGCTGCAGGATTAAACGAAGACTCGCCTTGAATGTTAGCTAGAACACCCTTGGCATGGATATCAGAAACACCTTTAGATCTGATGTAATCATATACAGCTTTAGGTGTAGGAACATTACCACCCATACTTGTACGAAGTGGTAGCTGCGCAGTAAATGGAGTAAGTGCACGCTTCATTTGAAGTTCAGAACCGTTCTTCAAACCAGACTGGAATAGCTTAGCACTTGCAAGCGGCAGGTTGTCCATCATTTGGACAGTAGGGGTCTGCTCTATTAGAGCTACATTTTCACCGGTAACTCTATTGTGAGCCATAATCTGACCATTCATAACTTCACTGTAAGTTACACCAAACATATCAGCTACCTGCATAGCCTCAGGTGTGATTTCCATCGGCAGACCTTGAGAAGATCGGAAAGAAGCTTCTTTTACTTGATTTGCATTCATCAACAAATAAGGTTGATCTACCACCTCACCTATATTTTTATTTTTCGATACCCGAGCAAGGTAGTCAGCTTTTTGTACTTGCTCGGGATCTACTTTCCCAATGTAGCGATACTGCCTCCCACTAGGAGTATCTTTGTAAGCAAAACGGTTAGTAGGAGAATTTTCATGCGCACTTTCGAGTAATTTATTTGCGTTTCTAATAGCAGCATCGGCGTTTCCTGTAGCTTTTAATTCTGATTCAAACCAATTAGCCAGGAAAATTTTATTAACCTCTGTTTGTGTATTAGTATCACCATTATAGTTAGACGAATACTCTGCTAGTTTTTTAGCAATGTCATCAATTGCAGTTTCAACAGCAGGATAGTTTTCCCCATATTTACGGATCTGTTGTTGCTCATACCGCTGCTTGCCAAGACGTTGGTTATCACGGTCGTCAATAGTATTGACATAAGCAGAGGTCAGCAGACCTTTTGCTGCCATCAATTCAATATCATTAGCCTGATCTTGCTTGTTATCCTTTATCGCTTGGCTGTAGATATTTTTAATAATAGAAGGGACAGGTTGATCGTATTGCTTAGCAGCATTTTCAGTCCACAAAGCCATTGCCTGATGAGGATCCCGTTGAAAATCAGCATAGATAGCATCCATGTTGGTATCAACTAACTCAAGCAAATCTAATTTGTTTTGCTCACGCTCATCCTTTTCTCTCTCCCTTTCCAGTTTGTTGCGTGCAGCAAGTGCAGGACCAATAAGATCAGGACGATCCTCGGCAAATGACCTACCTTTACCATCCCTTGAGATTGGCAAAGACATAAGCGTTTTAGCTTGTTCGTCTGTCGGAGCAGTTTTAATCTTTTCAACTAACGTTTTAACTGCAGTAGCTCTACCAAAAGCTTTTGAGTCATGATCCCAAGCTTTAGCATGGTCTTCAGGATCTGTGCTGTAATAAAGCGTGTCAATCTGTTCTCTTAATTCAGCTTGACGATCTTTGAATTGAGTAGCCCTAACGTTATTAATCCGTACTGCATTACCTTTATCAATAGCATCGATAGCATCGGCAAGGTGTCCAGCTTTTGGATTACCCATTGCGATAAACATGTCTTGTTTAGCAAGATCATGTAGCTGACTCATTAGGTCAGTATCGCGCAGTGCTTGTATGCCAGAGAACTGGTCACCGTTAGCCGCAGTAAAAGAGGACTCAGTGCTAGAAGAATACTTATCAATTAATAGATTATATATAGTTGTCGCGCGCCGGTTATCATAAACACGACGTGCTGCACCTACAATTGCAGGGTTAGCTACATAGTTTTTAAGAGTTTCAGTAGGGTCTTCACCACTACGGGCAGCATCTTCAGCGATGTTAGCATTTAATATAATGCTACCATTTGTTTGCGTTCTCCGAGCCGCAATGTTAGCAGCAACCCCTTCGACATCACCAAGTTCTGCAGTACGTGCAATAGCAATGTTTCGCTTAGTCTGACGATTTGCTTCGTCAGCAATAGCTTGTGATAGTGTACCACTAAATTTAGCTAAGCTTTGGAAAATTTCAACAGGTTCTTGTGTCTTCCGACCTTGACTTGCAATTTGATCTAGCTCTTGTTTGCCGCGTTGTTCTTGATTATATAACCGGGTTTTGAAGTTTTGTTCCTCCATGTTCCGGGTATATTCGGCGTTGCTTTGCATCGCTTGCAGGTCTTGTTGATCCTGCTCGCGTTCTGCACGACGACGCCGCTCCATATTTTGGATCAACCGGTTGCTTTCATCACGCATCCGGTCAATAGCCGCTGTACTTAGTTTTGGTGGAGCAAATCCCCGACTGCGTGCAGCGGGTTGATATTGGATACGTGCCATAGTTTATCTTTTAACTCCTGTAAAGATGTTAGTAGCAAGATTATTAAGACCACCAGCTTGAGCAACTGCAGCGCCAGCAGATGCCACTCCTGAAACTGTGCCAACGACTTGAGCAGCAGTATTAAGTCCAGCGGCCCAGAGGTTTTCTTGCTGTGCTTGAGGAACAAAACCAGGAATAACCTTCATACGTTTGACAAAGATACGCTTAGGTGATTTTTTAGGTCTCGGATCATAAGGCAGACGTGTTGGTTCAATCATCATACCTGCCCTAGTATTAACATCAGCAAACTGACGCTCCAGACCAATCTGGTTTACGTTACGTTCTGCTTGCTGAATTTTACTCTTCATATTTTGCCGCATAACCTCTAGGTTACCTTCAGCTTCAGATTCAGCATTAGCAATAGAGTTGTCGATTCTTTCTAAATTAATACCGACACTCATCTCGGAAAGAGAAGTATCAGTTTGCAATTCAGCCATCTGTAAATGAGCTGATATATTTCTACCGGACATCTCAGTATCAAGCGCCATCAGACTACGCTGTAATGCTGCCATATTGGCTTGCACACCTTTAGCTGTTGACTTACCAGCCTGACCAAGTTGAGCAGTACCCATGGCAACCAAACTGTCAATCATAGCAGATTCTTTTTGCATGGCTGTTGCCTTTGATTGTTGATTCAATTCGTTTTGCAGACTTGCCATGCCGAATTGTTTTTTGCTACGAATACCTGCTAATTGAATATTTTGGTCACGCCGATCGAACATACCTTGAGTGTATGCTTCTTTAAGAGCAGACATCGATGCTTCATGTTCAAACTGTTGTTGAATAAAAGCTTCTTCAATAACATTTTTTTCAGCATCAATACCTTGCGCCATTGCTTCAGCATTTAAACCAAGCTGTGCATTACCAATAGCCTGGCTTTTTTGGTACTGCTGCATCTGAGAAAGATATTGAAAATCTTGAATCTCTTTGCCGCGTTTCCAATTTCTAATGTTAGATTCATGCTGAAAATTACGCATATTGCGATAGTTTTCTTTATCAGCTTTGTCTAACTTTCTGTTATGCTTGTTAGTTAGGTCAGCAATTTTTTTCTGATGTTTTTTAGCTGCCCTTTCATTTGCCGCTGCCGTTTTATTACGGCTATAGGCACCACCAGTAACTAGGTCTTTAATAAGCTTTATTTCCAGCTCCAGACCGGACTCGGCAAGCTGTTGATCAAGGAGGTTTTCTTTTGGATTAAACATTAAGCCCTCCTATAGAATCGTGGGGAATAAATACCTTCCCACATCATTGACACCAACGATACAGGGTATGGAAAATCACTTGTCACTTTAAGTTCAAAATTAGTATTACGTTGATGGATGGGGACGATGAACTGTTTCTCAGCTTTTACAGGATTGCTGTCAGCACTGTAATAATCACCATCAGTTGTGTGCTCTACGGTTTTCCATTCATTAGATCCATCGGCTTTTGATTTAAACCGGATAGCGCCAGTTCTACCGACAGAGAATTTAACTCTAGAAATAGTTAGAGCAGCAGTAAAATCAGTTTGATTTTGTTCAGGGCGGTAGTAAAATTTAGGTAATGTCACTTCAAAATCATAGCCATAGCCTACGACAATACCATCAGCATAGTCAGTAAACTTACCTTTAACTTCAAAGTAACGATAACCTGTACCAGATTCTGTACGTTCTTCTACAGAAGTATAATAACCAGCATCAGCATCAATAGCTGAATCCGTACCAACATCTGCCTCAGGTACACTCAACAACATGATAGCTTGCTTATCATCAATAGGTGTGTACGGAACGTAGATCTTTGTGAGATCATTGGTCGAATCATACACCACCGCATCGACACTTGCGTGCGGTTTGACGGGGCGTGTAGCCATGTCTAGGCATGGATTACCTGTAGTACTGGTTGCTTTCGCTACAACGTCTCCTGTGGGGATTTGGTCAAGCACGATCTTACCAAGCGTGTATTCATCTCCATGCTGTGAAACAATGATAACATCGTCATCAATAATATTTACAGCCTGAAGGGTAGTAGGTAGTTCCCATTTAACCCATGCTTGGAATAGATCTTTCTCACCGTTGTTGTAGAACCTGTAAAGGTAGATATAAGACGAATCTCTATCTGCCATCATAAGTACAGAGTTCTGCGGACTAACCGATAAACTATCAATAGTATCAGGAATCCATTCTAAAACTGTTTTGCTAATATCAACAACGAGTGGACTCTGTTCAATCTCACGTAGTTGTAAAGTAAACAACTTAGCATAACCAGGAACTGTATTGATAAAGCCTGTTGTAGTACCAACATCCACAGGAGGGATTCTTGTATCCATTTCATAATTAGAAATAGCTCTAATAACGGTTGTTGTAGGTGTCAGTGTTGTGGCATTGGTAGAGAGTACTTGGAACTGTTGTCTAGCACTAAACAACAAAAGACCTTGCGGAGAAGGCAGTACGTCAGTCAAGACCACAGGTCTAACACTAGCTACGTTTAAATCAACAGGATCTGAATCGACTTGCGTTAATGCAGATCTAACAAAGAAATTAAAAGAATCATTAGCAGCACCAAAGAAGATGTTGTCTTCCGAAAGGACACCAAACCTATTGTTGTAAAAAAAGGTTCCTGTAATCGTGTAACCAATAAAAGAAGGTGTCGGGTTACTGTTATCGTCACCAACCTCCCTTGCTGCCCACGGAATCTGTTTAAAAGTAAATGCAGTAGGTCCTGTGTTTTCTAGCTGATAAGGCATGGTAGCAGCGTTAAGACCAGGAGATGCATCCCTAGCAACTGCTTCTTTCCAAAAACCTGGACCACGTTTTACCTTGCCGGTAGCTGGATTATTAAATGCTTCATACTGCAAATAATAATCATCATCTGCAGAGCTTGTGTTAATAATTTTTACATGGTGACCATCAAAAGATTCTGCAGGTAGATCGCTAGCATTTTCTGCGGAATCTTGAAACACATCAAGTGACAAGTTGCCAGAACCACCTTTTCCTTCAATAGTAAATGCAGTTGCAGTACCAGTAGGTGTACTGTAATCTGTAATTATAGCGTTTGTACCAGACGTACGTTTAATTACAAGACTGTTTGGATATGCTTCTAGATACCATTTACCAGCAAAATCAGCGTTACTGGCTGATTGTTGTGCAGTAATAGTGGCATGTATAGCGTCAACTAGATGGTGGTTAGTGTTTACACTAGAGCCATCATAGACCAGAAAATCATCATATGTGGTGGTGCTTTGTGCTTCAACTTCCGATTTAATTCCTTGAATAGTTACGGAATATTTACTTTCTGACAACGTTACCAGTTTAACTGTAGCTACAGAATTAGCAACATATGTACCAGCTGCTTGCATAGCAGTGGTAACAGTTTTGTTTGTGATAACTGTAACGTCCTGTACACTACGGAAGTGGTAGTCAGACTGTTTAGTACCAGTCAGGTAAGAAGTTCCGTTGTTAGTTACTGTACAAAAGGTACCATCAGCTTTAGTCCACACATAGATATTAGAACCTTTGATAGCACCAATGTAAGAACCAGCATCATCTCGGTCAATAAAAAACCAAGCGGCATCAGCCAATTCTGACTTAGTAAATGCATCCCCGTTTGCTTTTTTAAGCACGTTGATATGCTCCATACCAGGTCTTTTGAGGAGACCATAGGTTGGATCAGGGTACCCATTCTCACACTCAGTAACCTGATTGATTAATTTTTTGTCATCATTCTGGCGGGATACACCACCAAGAAAGTTAGGGGTTGTTTGAGTTACTGCTGGCATTAGCGTTGTAGGGTATGGAACGGCTTATATGGTCGATAGAAGTTACCATGACTAGGTGATCCAAAGAAGGAATAGTCACCCTGGTTGCACTCATACTCCAAAGCTTGAGAGCGCGTGTTAGCTTCCTTTTGCTGCAAGATCTGATATTGATTGCTGTCACCGATAATACGGCTAGACACAATAGCTGCAGCACGTGCAACAATATATGCCTGGATTGGTTGAGGAATACTTTCCCAATCAAAGTACCACACAATATCTACATAGACAGTCTCTGCTGTCCACTCATAGCTATGTGCTTTCTTATCGTAAAGTTTACCTCCACGAAAGATAGCATCCTTTTCAATGTTTTCAGGATAACCCTGGTTAAGGTCCATCTGTAGAACATCGTCTGCAATCCTGATTTCATTGTTAGAATCAGGTGTAATTTTATAATCAAACTCAGTATTATATGACCAGCCTTCAGCCTGTACTTCGCGTGAGACTTCCCTCAGGGTGTTGAGTGCAATCGCAACGTCCGGGTTGGTTTGAGTTTCAACTCTAGTTGTAACCTTGTTTTGTGTTAGTGCACGGTTCGATACAGTCTGTGAGATGTTAACCGTATAGGTATAAGTCACAGGGGTAGTGGATTGTTGTACACCAGCAACAGCAATAGAGGTACCAGTAGCTACGCCTGTACCACCAATATATGTACCAACAGGGATGTTAGCGGTTTCAGTGGTTAGAGTAGTACCAGAGATAGAACCAGTAAAGCGGTCCACCTCATTGATTACAATAGTTTCTTCAGTTGTCAACGTAGTAACAGGAGCCTGACCAACTGACGCCAGGATCTGATTAACAGCTTTAAGCTCAGTGGAGCCAGTAGATAGGTAAGGCATAGTTGATAATGAGTATTATTCTCAATAAAAAATTAAAAAAAAGGAGCCCCCGAAGAGGCTCCCGT